GGCAACATCGCAATCAAACGGAGCTGACCATGTACGAGGATCTATCAGGCGGCTTCGAGTTCATCTCTGACACTGCTGCGCACACCGGCAGGTTCAGCAAGATCTATTTCAAAGAAGACACTGTGATTAGTGCGATCACTGTTAAGAATGCGACCGGCAACAGCTTGGCTAGCGAGACCTTTGTAGCCGACACTGAAATCTGCGGAATCATCACAAGCATCACGCTGACTAGCGGTGCCTGTCTTGCCTATAACCTCTGATGGGCATTGCCTCTTCACTGGTCAATGTTGCGGACAAGGTCATCACCAAGTTTGGTGGCGACGTAACGATCCGGTTCATTACGCCTGGCACCTACAACGCAACAACAGGCGAAGTGGGTGAAACCACAAGCGACAGCGAGGTGAAAGGCATACTTGAAGATGTGGTCAACAGAGAGGCAAACGAGCTGATTCAGGCTGGTGACAAACGTCTGACGGTTGCCGCAAAAGATTTGGACTCTGCCCCTAAAACAAAAGACAGGGTGGTGATTAGCAGTGTTGCCCATCAAATCATCAGCGTGACAACGACTGAGCAAGAGAACACTGCCATCACTTACGAGTTGATTCTGAGGGCATAGCGATGGCACGAGAGATCCCGCTAGACCAGATCGGCAACTACATGGACGGCCAGATTAAGCAACTGGTCAAGGTGACAACACTGGAATGGGAGAAGCGAGCAAAGAATGCAACGCCTGTAGACACTGGCAGATTGCGTGGTGCGTGGCAAAACAAAGTTGAGCCTTATCAAGGCGAAGTAACCAACAACGTGGAATATGCTGAGCCCGTTTGCTACGGCACGAATCTGCCGCCCTCTTGGAAAGGCAAGTTCAGAACACGTCAAGGCACTGTTGCTGGCTTCCCTGAGCTGATCGGCAAAGAGCTTGAATCGTGGGCTCAAGGTGAGTATCAAAAGATCATTAGGAGGGGCTGATGGCTGCTGCAGATCTAAACACAATCAGGGCGACTATTGAAGGCAGGCTGGCAACTGAGCTAGCCAAGACCCCGCCAACCCCGGTGGTGTTTCACAACATGCCGTTTGAGCCCACCCCTAACGGCTCGTTCGTTCAGTGCTTAACCAGCTTTGGTTCAAGCGAATATTTGAGCCATGGCTTGTCTGCAAATTCAAGAAACCGGATTGTTGGTTTGGTTGTGATCAATATCTTTTCCAGCAAGGGCGTAGGCCCTGGGGCTAATTACGTTATTGGAAAACGCATTCGTGACCTTTACAATAGGGTGAACGTGTCGGGGGTTTTCTTCGACGCCCCAATCGGTCCAGAGGCACTGGCTTCACCAGCACCCGAGGGCTATTTTCAAACACAGGTCCGTGTGACCTTTGAATCCATCGAGGAACTCTGACCATGGCCACCATCCGAGGTGAATCCGGTTCTGTCCAGTTTGAAACTGGCTCAGGCAGTCTTGGCGCAGTTGTTGGCACCCGAAGCTGGAGCCTGACAACCACAAAAGAGACGCTTGACACCAGCGTCCATGGCAACACCTTCCGTCAGTTTGTCGGCAGCATGATCAGCGGCTCTGGCACTGTTGAGCTGGTTTATGACCCGGACGCAACCGGACAGGCTGCGTTTATTGAAGATGTGATCAAGACAGGTGACGCGGCAGATGCGTCGTTTGAGCTGTTCACAACTGGCAGTTCTTCGGGCTCAGATTCTGTTGCTTTTGGCGGAATCATCACCGACATGGAGATTAGCTCCACAGTTGGTGAGCTTGTAACCGTTAGCTGCAGCTACATCACCAGCGGCACTATCACTTCCAACTTGGAGTGAGGAGGCTATATTTAAGCGGCAAATGTGTTGCTTAAATGCCTGCTACTGAACGGACAGTTGACTTGCTGGTTGGGGCGTTTGATCTCAACCAGCGCCGTAAGTACGAACTAAAGAATGAAGCAGGCGACAAGATTGTTGACCTGTACTTCAAACCAATCACACGCGCTGACCGCAAAAAGGCCCAAAGCCTTGCCGGCACTGAAGAGGCGTTAGTGATCAGCACGCAGATGCTTTGCCAGATGGCTGAGCTTGAGGACGGTACAAAAGCTTTCGCGGCGGCTGATGCTGAGAAGCTACAGCGCAAGTTGCCTGAGTCTGTTCTGAATGACGTTGAGCTGTTCTTGTTTGGCCTTGGTGATGAGGCCGCGCTTGATGATGCAAAAAACGACTAAAGCAGGACAAGTGGACTCTTTTTGAGTTTCACCTGGCCTGCGAGCTTGGTATGACAGTCAGCAGGCTTCGCGCGGAACTAACCGACGCGGAGCTTGTTTATTTTGCTGCGTTCTACGAAATCAAGAACGAGGAGCAGGAGAAAGCAATGGATCGCGCAAAAATGAAGCAGCGGTAAGATTGGGGCAGTGCTGGGGCGGTTGTGGCTGAGTCAAATATCAAGCTCAGGGTAGACGCTCGCGATGCGGTCAATGCGCTACAGCGCACAAACCGAGCAACCACTCAGCTCAACCAGACGCTTGGGACGACTAATAAGAGAACGGCCACAGCGACTGCAAATATTCAGCGATTTGGCATCAGTTTTCGTAGTGTTGTCGGCCCGATGGTCGCTTTGACTGGGGCAGTCACTCTTGCAAGCCGATCGCTAAACACATTTGCCAACAGAGAGGCCGATCTAAAAGTGCTGTCTGCCCAGTTGGCCCGAATCGGTGCTGATGGGACAAACCAGCTTGATACTTTGAAAGCTGCTGCAGACAGGCTGGGTGATGCGACGTTGTTCTCTCAGGATGATTTTATTGAAGCATTTAACGTCTTAAGCTCTTTCCGCGCAATCGCAGTCACTTCTTTTACTGAGGTTTCTGAGGTAGCTGCTGACATTGCACAGGTGATGGGCACTGATGTCAAAAGTGCCACAGTTCAACTAGCTAAGGCTTTAGAAGATCCAAAGCGTGGATTAACGGCGCTTAGTAGATCCGGCATTACCTTTAATGAAACACAAACCGAAACCATCAAAAAACTTGTCGATTCCGGCAAGTCGTTAGAAGCCCAAAATCTAATTTTAGAAACTATTAAAGGGCAGTATGAAGGTGCGGCAACAGCGGCGGGGACGGGTTTTGCTGGAGCACAAGATCTTCTTGCAGAAAATACTGCAGACCTCACAGAGGCGCTCGGGAAAGGCTTAGAGCCTGCAGCGGCAGCAGTGACCACTAAATTTGCTGAGTTGGCTGGCCTGCTTAGCAAGATTCCAGCACCAGTGGGCCAAGCTGCTCTTGCTATCGGGGGAGTCGCACTAGCGTTGAAAGCAGTAAACACTGCGATAGTTGTATTCAAAGGATCGCAGTTAGCAGCATTTATAGGAACTCAAATCGCTTTATACAAAACATTCGGGGCTCAAATTACTCTCACTGCCGCTGCGCAAGGACTTCTTAACAAGGCCCTAATTTTAGGGAAAGCGGCATTACTTGCCTTGCCGTTTGCAATCGTAACTGCGGCTCTGACGTTCTACATATCTGAGGTGGCTAGGGCCAAGCAAGCGCAGGCAGATTTCAACAATCTTTTGGCGACTGGCACGGAGCAACAATTAAATCAAGCACTTGCAACTGAAAAGGCAACTCTTGCACTGATACGGCAACGCAAAGAGAAAAAGAAAAACGCAATGGGCGGGAAAGTTGGAGTTTTAAGTTTTGGCGAGACAATAGAAGAGGGCAGAACACAACGGCGCATCGAGAAAATTTTGAATACTTTGAAAAATCGAATAGCCAAGAGGCCGCCAACGGTTGACTCACCCACGGTTCCTACGGTCTTGAGTGATATCGACAAAAGCAAAACAGACCCAAGCATAGCTGCGCGTAAAAACGCTCTTGAGGCGCTACAGGCAGACAGGGACAGGTTGGCTATCGCTTTTGCACGTAACGAGGAAGAAGCAAGAATGATTGATTTGCAACAGAGGATTAGAGACGTTAGGGCACAGGAAGAACTTGTCGGCAAAAAAATAACTGATGATCGCATTCAGGCTATTAGGTCTGAATTTACTGTTCTAGAAGTCAAACAATTTCAGCAAAAAAGAAATGAAGAGATAGCAGACCAGCAGCAAAAAAATGCAGAGAACCTCAAAAAAGCGCAAGAAGCGGAAGCAGAGCGCATTAAACAATTAGCGCAGCGGTATCAGGGCATCGCTGACACCATTGCTAACGGCGTTGTCGATGCACTCAAGGGCGCTGTGATGGGCACCCAAACGCTGGCTGAATCGGCGTCTAACTTGTTGAACAACTTGGCTAACGATCTGTTGATGGTCGCCAAGAACATGTTGTTCTTCGGCAGCATGGGAGGCGGCCTGTCAAAAGGCAAAGGATTGCTGGGCAACCTGTTTAGCGGTTTCCTAGCTGACGGGGGAACTGCAACTGGGGGCCGTTCTTTCATCGTGGGCGAGCGTGGCCCTGAATTGTTTACACCAGGCAGGACCGGCAGCGTTACGCCAAACAGCGCCCTAGGCGGCTCTAACATTGTTGTGAACGTCGATGCCTCTGGCTCTAGTGTTGAAGGCGATTCTGATCAGGCAGGACAACTCGGCAAGCTGCTTGGCGCTGCTGTACAAGCTGAGCTGATCAAACAGAAACGTCCTGGAGGCTTACTTGCATAATGGCAACCTTTCCGTCAATCACGCCTGCCTATGGCATCCAAAAATCAAGCGCACCAGCGACCCGCACGGTGCGTTTCGGTGATGGCTACGAACAACGCACAAGCCTGGGGCTTAATCAAAACCCGAAGGTCTTTAGCCTCACTTTCAATGTGTCAGAAACTGACTCAGACACCATTGAGACATTTTTAGACGCAAGAGCTGCAGACAGCGCAAGCTTTGATTTCACACCACCAGGCGAGGGCAGCAGTTCTAAGTTCGTTTGCGAGGAGTGGAGCAAGTCAATTCCATACTTGAATCGCGCCACAATCCAGGCAACATTCAGAGAGGTCTTTGAACCGTAATGGCTGTTGCTGCTTGGGCTGCTAGTACCGCTTTCGCTGTTGGCGATATTCGTCGTGCGAGCGTTACGCAGAACAGCGGCTTGGTGTTCAAATGCACCACGGCTGGAACGTCAGCTGGCTCAGAGCCAACCTGGCCAACTGATATTGGCAGCACAGTCACAGACAACACTGCTGTTTGGACTGCAATCAGTTCCGTTTATGCGGACCTGTCAGGGCTGGCACTGAACGCAATTATTGAGCTGTTTGAGCTGCATTACGACAGCACGCTGCATGGAGGCTCTGACATCTTGCGGTTTCATGCAGGCAGCAACGCAGATGTGGACGGGAACATTGTTTGGTCGGGCAACTCTTACGTTCGCTTGCCAATCAAGGCAGAGGGTTTTGAGTACACAAACACCGGCACGCTGCCACGCCCCACACTGACCGTTGCCAACCTGAACGGGGGGATCACGGCGCTGCTGCTTGGCGTCAACGCAACAACACCCGGCAATGATTTAACAGGCGCAAAGATCAAAAGGATCCGCACCCTAAAACGGTTTCTTGATGGAGAAAGCGCGGCAGACCCCTACGCCACATTCCCTGTTGAGGAATGGTTTGTGGATCGGAAAGCAACTGAAACCCGAGACGTGGTTAGTTTTGAGCTTGCCAGCAAGTTTGACCTAGACAATAAGCAGCTACCAAATCGTCAGGTGGTGGCAAACATTTGCCAATGGGAATACAAAAGTTCAGAGTGCAGCTATAGCGGCAGCGACTTTTTCGACGTGAATGATGACAGTGTGAGCACTACTGCTCAAGACAAGTGCGGCAAGCGTTTGAGTAGCTGCAAGAAAAGGTTTGGGGAAAACGGTGAGTTGCCATTTGGCTCATTCCCTGGAGCGGGGCTGCTCTCATGATGTTGCCACCGTCTTTGATGGAAAAGATACAGGCTCATGCGGCTGAGCAAAGTCCCAAAGAATGTTGTGGGCTAGTTGCGGTGGTTAAAGGTCGCCGCAAGTATTTTCCATGCAAAAACTTGGCAGTCACACCTGAGGAACATTTTGCGCTTGACCCGCTGGACTATGCAGCAGTGGAAGACCAAGGCGAGATCGTTGCTGTTGTCCATAGCCACCCAGTCACAAACCACGCACCATCACAAGCTGATCGGGTGGCGTGTGAGCAAAGCGGGCTGCCTTGGCACATCATCAACCCCAACACCGGCAACTGGGGCTACTGCGAGCCAGAAGGCTTTGAGCTGCCCTATGTGGGCCGTGAGTTTGCCCATGGGACGGTTGATTGCTACAGCCTGTGCCGCGACTGGTACAAGCGTGAGTGGGGCCTTGAGCTGAAGAACTATCCAAGGCGTGATCAGTGGTGGGAGAACGG